CCAGCCAAGAACTCAAGAGCACCAACCACTTGGTTGCTCTTAACGCTGCTTGGAAGAATCTTGATTCCGCGCTCAGTAGCTAGGCGGGTGGTTTCCTGCTGAACGGTCTTATCAATGTCGCTCTTAATGGCCTTGGTAAGCGGCTTGTTTTCAGTCAGAAAGCGACTAACAGCGGGAGAAGCTAGTTGACCCGCCGCACCACCACCAGCAGCCAAAACAACCTGTTCAGCAGAAGGAAGCTCACCACGATCAATAGCACTTTGCGTTGCCATTGCTCCCACGTTAATCAGAGCCTCTTTAGCGGCAGCCCTAGCAATAGGATTCAAAGCAGCTTTGGTAGCCATCTTGGCTTGAGTGGCCCCCGGAACGGCACCGCTAATAGCAGCAGCAGCGGCTTCGCCCATGGTTGGGGTTCCGCCAGTAGCCATCTTGCCAGCTAGATAGCCAACGGTTCCTCCAATCGCTCCACCAACAGGAATAGATGCCCCAAACGTGCCTACGGCAAGGGGAGCACCAATAGCTTGGCCCAAACTCGCTCCAGTAGCCTCTGCACCAGCCTCAATGGCTACATCTCTGGCAACATCCAATGCACCACGCCCTTGTGGCATGAACTTAACACCTGTGGTCTTGCTTGACTGCTGGGTAGCATCAGCAGACGGCCCACGGAGAGCCGCTCCACCCTTAACAAACTGATCTGCCTCCTCTTGCGAGTTGGCCTCAACAGTATAGATATTACCTTGGTGGACTACTTCAAATTTGTTCATTTTCCAGCGGGACGAACATTAAGAACTCGCGGTTGATTTGCTGGCATTTGAGCAGCTTGCTGAATTGAAACAGGCTCGATTCGATTGCGCTGTCTATATCCAGCGCGGCCATAGCGTCCAGCAACCTGAGTATTGTAAATATCAAGGTTCTGTTCGTATGCAGAAACCTTCTCCTGCAAGATTTCGCTAACAAGCTCACGCATCAAATCAACATTCGTGGTGAGTGCGTTAACATCGCCACCAACCGCATTGAGGATGCGCTGTGCATCAATTTCCGTAAGAACACCGGGGCCAAGAATGGTGGTGCGCAATGCGCCAAGCAAACGCTGCTGTTGAGCACCAGCAAGGCCAATAGCCTTTTCGGCCTCCGAAAGATCAGACTCCTTGAGGCCCATAATGCTCTTAACATTAAGAGACAGCTTATCCAGCGAACGCTGAATACCACCCGGAGAGATGTTCTCAGTATTCTTTAGGAACCGATTGACCGACTTAATTCCATTTTCCTGCTCAATAAGTTGATCCGACAGCTTCTTGAAGTTTTCTTCATTCAAGAACGGGTTGGCATCCGATGTCGTAATCGGCATATATACTTCACCATCAAGAACTTTAAATTTACCATCTTTACCAACAACGCCAATTTCTCCGGTCTTTCTATTTTTCACAGCAGTTACCGGACTTCCCTGATTTGATCTCAACACATAAGTTCCAGCGTTATCATATGGGGCAAGTGGTTCTTTTCCACCAGCCGCAAGAATTACGGCACGACGACCAGCAATCGCAACAGGATCTCGCGGAAGCATTCCAGCGGCAAGTTCTGAGGCAATAATTGCATCAGCATTACGCATTTCTGCAGTAGTTGCCTCAGAACCCTCAGTAAGCTCACGGCGAGCCTTGTCGAGATTGGCCTGAGCCGTAGCTTGTTTGATATATAGATCCTTCCCAAGAGCACGTTCCTGTGGGGTAAAGCTCTTAAGATATTCATTAGACATTGGAGACGGCGGCTTACCACCACCAACATCCAATATAGACGAATACTCAATAGCCTTGTTATTCGTCATTTCATTCTTAGCCCTTACTTCAAGCTCTTTAATAGTTGAAGCAAGAGTGAGCGCACCCGGAACGCCGCGCTCCCTAACGACTTCTTTAGCCGTCGAATAGTTGAATGTTCCATCTTGATTAAAAACATTAAGGGGTTGGAAAAGGTCTTTATTCTTGGATGCAATTTTCTCAAAAGCCTGCAAGTCTTTAGCTAGACGATCCTCTTCCTCCTTCCTCTTGAAATAGCTTGTAATTGCCCCACCAGCAATATTTCCAATACCAGCAATGCTTTGAGCTAAAGCCGCATTCCCTTGTGCAGCAAACTGCTGGGCATTACTCATGCCTTGGAAAAGCGGTGAATAATCAATCCGGCCAAGTCCTGCTTGAATGTTTGATCCGATGCGTGCCATAGATAGAAAAATGGCCTAAAACGCCATTAGGACGCCGTAGACCGGGTTAAAGCCATTCCCCCTATCTTACACTAAGATTTGGCTTTGCCTAGCTTCTGGGAGCAGAGAACATCGCTCTCTTGGCAGATAAGAAGCTCTTCCCCAACTGCTATGTCCTTAGTGGCTACAATAACAGGTTCGCCATTAAGAATGGCCTCAGATTCAGCCGTATTGGTTTCGGATTCGCTATCCGAAAAGTTCCACCACCTAGCTAGGTCTCCGCAAATTGTTAGCGTCTTTGGCTTAAGGCGGCAAACATACCCAAAGTGGACTTGGGCTGGGGTAGCCTGAGCCAAATCAATCGACTGATCTACTTCTGGGTTGAAGTAGTAGACAATCGTGTTCTTTGGGATTGGATCTAAAGCAAACAACCCATTGCCATGCTTAGGGCTTTTCTTGGCCTCAACCCTTACTGTTATCATCGCCAAAGTAGTCCATAGCTACATCCTGATACGGGATTTGATCTGAGATGTTGCTTACTTGGCATTGCAGCTTGGGGCAGTAAACCGACTTTTCCTTACTGCGGCGATCAATGCACCTAATGCAAACATTGGCATAGTCGCTATTAGCCCACTTGTCATCCCACTCTTTCTTTGTGGAAGGGTTATACCTGTTCCATTGCTGAGGAACGGAGTTGGCCTCTGTGTACTCCCAAATATCATCATCCGTCCAATGGCGAAGCGGAAAAGCGAAATCTGGAATGCCGGGAGCGTTCTTCTTAATGTCAACGTGCAACTTAACGCTGCCAGCAATCTGGTCTACATCGCTAGACTTGTGACCAACAAACATTACATCCCAAGGGAAGGCAAAAGAACCCTTTGGCCTATTAAGGAGGTCTAGACCGCAAACCCACTTCCTTCCAGCTTCGGGTTCCAGAATATTCTTTGGTAGCTTGAGAATGGCATTACTTGAATAGCCAACCTGATAGTGGTTGGTAAACGCCATAATTTCCTTGCCCTCCCACATCGTGATTTCCGAGGGTGGGTAGTCATATACCTCAAGACCCCAAGCGTTGATTACCGAGTCGGCAAACTGATACTTTTGGGGCCACCAAGGATCTCGATAGAAAACGATCTTGGGCTTAAATCCGTGCGAAACAAGAATGTGCAGCAATACCATGCTGTCCTTGCCAAAGGAACACATCATGGCCGGATTCTTGTAATTAGCTAAAACCTTGCTAATTAGAGAAACACTATCCTTAACCAAAGCGGGAATATCAGGCATCACTATCTGCTAGTGATGCGCGAGTGCTTGGTCAATTAGAAAAGGGCAGCCGCTACAGTTGCAGCAGCGGTAATACCAGCACCAGCAAGAGACTTGTTGCCAGCCGACCTTTGAGCGGCGGCACTAATGTTTGCTCCTTGGATGCCTGCTTGATAATTCGCTAGATTCGTAGCATTGGCAAGGGCCAGATTGATGCCAGCGTCAGGATTAAAGACGTTACCGCCAGCACCCTGCTGAGCCATACCAGTCAGATTCTGGCCCATAGCCACAGCGTTAGACGGGCGACCCAAGACAACAGACATCGGATCAAACGCCGCACCGTACATACCAACAAGGTTTTGCTGGTAGCCGCGATTCGCCGCCAACTCGCCCTGACGAGCCTGACCAAGAAGGGCAAGATTAGAAACGCCCCGTTGCTGTTGATCGGCTTGGAAGCCACGGTTTTGAAGGCCGAGGTTCGCCATCATCTCCTGATTGGTAAGGCCAACCTGCGTCTGCGTAGCCTGATTGGCTAGGGCAGTACGCATCGCAGCATCCAAGTTAGCTTGTCCAGCGACGTTAGTAGCCTGAGCACCAAACTGTGAGGCTTGGTTAAGGGCATCTAGGTTTGCCATGCCAAACTGATTCTGGGCAGCTTGGTTAGCCATAGCAAAACGAGCCTGCTGTTCAGCGTTAGCCATAGCAGCAGCGTTCTGAGCAGTAGCACCAAACTGTCCCGCCTGATTAAAAGCAGCTTGGTTGGCAGCATTGGCCTGCATCTGGGCCTGCTGGTTAGCCATCTGGAACTGAGCAGCAAGCTGGGCATTGCCCTGAGAGGCGGCGTTCTGTGCAGCAGCGGCAAACTGATTGGCTTGGTTTTGCGCGGAAGCACCAAACTGAGCAGCCTGATTGAGAGCCTGTTGGTCAGCCAAAGAAAGTTGAACACCAGCCGCTTGGTTGGCTAGAGCAGAACGCAACTGCGCGTCCTGATTCATCTGGGATCGGCTAAGATCCTGACCATACACACCCGTAGCAAATCCACGGCTGGCATTGAGGTCGGCAAGATAAGCTTGATTAAGCGCAGCAGATTGTTGGATGTCTTGAGCCTGACGCTGACGAACAGCTTCAGAACGAGACATAGCTTCAGCAGCAATGGCCTGATTGCTCATCTCTAGCCCACGGGAAGCAAAAGCCTCACGGGTGGCCTGCTGGGCGTTACGAAGCTCTTCCGGCGAAAGCTGACCCGTAGAAAGGGCCATCTCCGCAGCACGGCGACGGAAGGTTTCGGAAGCAGCCGTAGGAGCCGCTCCCATAGCCTGACCATAAAGGCTTTCGCCAAGAGCACCTTGCCCAATAGTTTGGGCGGCAACATCCGCAACACGTTGAGCGCGTGCAGCATCATAGCCCTGAGCATTATAGCCTTGGGCTTGAATGGTCGGAGCAGCACCAAGCATAGCAGCCTGCATGGTGGCGGCGTCATATCCTTGGGCCGCAACCGTTGGGGCACCACCAAGAAGATTGGCCTGACCTTGAGCAGCCGTATAACCCTGAGCCTGCATGGTGGGGGCAGCACCAATAAGAGAGGCTTGCGCTGGCGTGATGTTTACATCACCAAAAATGCGTGTATTGCTAAGAGCCGTCTCAAGGTCTTTAAAGGAATCTCTCTCTCCACCCATCGCCCGTGCAGCCTCAAGCTGAGCAAACATTTGGGGATTAGCCTGCATGAGCGCAGACAGATAACCGCCACTCTGGCTCTGGAGGGCGCGGATGTCTGCATCACGCTTAAGCCGATCAGCCGTTTCCTGCGTAGCACTAAGCTGGGGGGTAATCTGGTTGATGATGTCAACCATTCCAGCCTGACCGGGGGTTCCACGCAGCGTCTGTTCAATCTCTTGAAGCGTTAGACCAGTAAACTGGGGACGATACTGCTGTTCCGCCCCGAGCAATTTGCTCATGAAAGCAGGGTCAGACATGGCCGTAATGTAGGCCATCGACGCCTGTGCCGGATCTACTTGAAACGGATTGGCCGGGGTAGCTGGAACACCCGTGTTGATGTTTTCAATCGGAATATCAAAGAGTTCGGCCATTGTTAAAAGTAGTTAGCAGTAGTTTGATTATAGCATCCTATCTCAGCTTGCCTCGGTAACAGAGCGGAATGCTTGATAGGCTTCTAGCTTCACCATACGGAGCTTAGGACGGCCCTTGGTGGGGACAAACTTTAGCTGCATTCCATAGGCGCGGATGTTGCCAATACGGCCACGAATAGAGCTATCCTCACCAATAGGCAGGTCTTCCTCAAGGCTTTCAGCCAATGAGTACATCGGGGCTTCCTTGTCGATGTTTTCGGAAATCATGGTGATGTCCGCATCGCTAGGCTCATACTCAGAGCTTTCAACGTGAACCTCGTAGGCATTGAAGCTCTTACGGCCAACGTCGTCAAAGACATACTGGCGGGTAAGCACCTCTGCCTCAATGGGGTAGGGGATGGAGTTGGTGCCGGGAGCCGTGTAGATGTAGTCAAATCCATCCACGCGCTCGTCAATAACGTGGACTCCACCAAAGCTATTGATGGCGTACAGCTTGTTGATGCCGCCAGCTCCAGACACGATGAAGTTGCTGATGTCCCAGCCCTGCTGGTCGATAAGGTCCAAGCTCTCCCAGCCCTGATTCAACAGGTTGTAGACGAGGATGGCATTGTTGCGCGGACTGTTATCTAGTGGTACTGCAATCCAATAGCGATTGTCGTGATAGACCGCTACAGCGTTGTGGGCATAGTCTGGATTGATCCGCTTGATGAGCGGGTTAATCGGGTCAGACAGGGGTAGCCCCGCGCCACGAAGGTTGTACAAGTCTTGGAAGGACGTTGAGTAGACGCCGTTGTCAGATAGGAAGAAGATGCGGTCGCCAATCGTAACCACACTCTTCTGCGCCACCAACCCAGCCTCGCGGGTGATTTCCTTCAGAGAAATATCCGCAATAGATCCGCTCAGCCCGAGCATTAGATGGATCGAATTGCGGTTGAAGATAACAGCGTTATCCTCAGTAAATGGGTGAACATACTGGAGATAGTCCGCAATGCCAGCCGTTACCTTTAGCTGGTTCTGGATGCGGTCATAGGTGTCAGAGTCGAATACGTCTGATAGCAAAATCTCGTCTTTGACGTTGCGGCTAGTGATGGTTTCGCTGCCGCTGCTACCCGTAGTCGTGTAGAAGTAGGGGACGATAAGACGCCGCTGGTGGTAGACACCCCACGCAGGCGCAGGCATATGTGTGAAGCCAAGTTGGGATGGCTGCTTCTTGGCGTACACAACAGACGTAGAGGCCGTATCAGGCAGTTCTGCGTAGAAGGTAAAGCTACCTGTGCCGGGAACCGTAGCTACAACGTAGCCCTCGCCACCCTCAACCAAGCTAGTGCTTCCGTTATCAACGACGTAAACACGGTCGCCAACGAGCAAGCCGTGGCTGCTTTGGGTTACGGTAACAATGCCATCCGTAATAGCCGTATTACTCGATGCATCCAAGTAGGTGGTTGCGGCGTAATCTCCATTAGCCACCTTAGTGAAGGCAGGCGTGCCGCTAAAGCTGCCATTCCATTCCAGAGCCGTAGCCCCGTCGCGGAATATCAAAACCTTGTTGAAGGTTTGCAACATATTCACGCTGCTGTTGATGACAATGCCAGAAGGGTAGGCAATCGTCGTCGTTGCCTTGGTCGCCATGTTGATAGCGATGGCGTTCGAAAACAGAGCGAGGATGATGTACTCGTCGTTGTTCGATGCGGGATTTGAGAACAGGCATGAGCCGAAAGCTCCGTTGATGCTGCTGGTTCCGAGGATAGCTCCACCAGCCTTGGACGTACCGCTAACTGAGTAGGTCTCGCTTCCGGTGGCACCAGCAATTTCGTAGGTAAACGTATCAAGACCAGTAACCGTGATGGTCTTGTTGCCGTTGGGGTTCACCGTGCCGGGGCCAACATCCACAATTGCTACTGCATAAGACGATGAGAATCCGTGATTGCTCGACGTAGTGATGGTTACCGTCGTGCCGCTACGGGTGGCCGAGCTAATAACCACTTGTGGCCACAGATAGAACGGCAGAGCAAGCGTTTCGTCCTTCGTTCCAATAACAGGGCCAAACGTATCTACGCCGGGACGCACCTGCCACGTCCCATCCACGTTCATCCGTCCATTGACGGACATAGCAAGCTCCCCGGCCTGCAATTGGTCAGGACGGAGGCGGTTGTTGAATCGGGAAAAGCCAATATCTGCCGTCTCGGCAATAGGCGTATCCCGGCCACTAAAGCTGCTGTAACGTGCCATAGATGAATCCCTAACCAGCGGTTAAGGTTCAACTATGATACCTTACGCCGCTTGAAATCTACGCCCTTAATTGTACCTTTGTTTCGGGAAGCATAGAACACCTGTTCGCCTCGCTTCGGGCCATATTCCTCGGTCATGGCGGCTTTAATCTTCTTACCCTTCTTGGTGAGTGGCATGGTTATCGGTAGTTAGAGGTTTTCTTAGCAATCTTCTTGGGCTGCTTAACAAACTGCTTCCCAGCCTTCATGCCCTTACGCTTAGCCCTGTTGGTGGCGGCGCGTTCAGCGGGGCTAAGAGCCTCCCATGCAGCCTTGGGCAGATAGCGTTCGCCAGTCTTGAGGCTAGGCTTGCCGGATAGGGTGCGCCATTCCTGACGGGTCCAATTGGCTAAGCTGCGCTGTTGTGGCTTCATTTGGGGGTCTTGTAACCGCCACCCTTAGCTTTATACTTACGGGCTAGAAGTTGACTTTTGCGCGCGGACCATTGGCCCGGCTTGCCGCCCTTGCCGCCAGACTTAATAGACTCAAAGAGACGCTTCCTCATGCCGGGCTTTGTGTAAACCCCAGCTGAGTTAACTGTTGAGCGGCGTTTCACTTGCAGGGCTTACGCTTGCCCATTTCACACTTACGTTTTCCACATTTCATTTTATTGTCCTCCTTGTATTCCATCATGTCCTCCGCAGCTTCGATGGCCTCGTCGGCCTCCTTCATGCGGCGGTAAAGCATACGCTCTTGGTTCTTATAACGACGTTCGTTGCGGTCTTTCATGGTTAGCATCCCCAAGCGCGTCTAGACCAGAAATTTGCAGACAGCTTATTGGTCTTGCCCTTGATGCCGCCAGAACGAGCGCAATAGCTCTTCTTACGGGCAGGCTGGTTCTTCTTGATGGTCATGTTGGCGTCCCCAAAGCGGACGATGCGCTCCTGTCCATTCTGGCACGCGAGTACCACGAATTTCTTTCCGCCCTTCACCTCACGGCGCGGAACGTTGCACTTCATGGTCTTCTTATTCATCACGCTTGAGAAGCTTAATTAGCTTCGTAAGGGTATAGGCAATAGAGACTAACACCAGAATAAAGGCAGCGATTTCATTCACTTGAGTAAGTGTAATCGTTCCCAATGAGCCTCCAACGGTAACGGCAAATACCTTCACGATGTCGTTGTCGAAGATCATTTGCGAATCAGGCCAGTCATCCGGCTACCGAACCACCAAGCCACGGCGGTTCCGGCCAACATCATGAAGCTCTGGATAGCTTCGACCTTTAGGTATTGGTCTTCGATCAGGAAGAAGCTGATGAAGGAGCCAAGTACCAAACCAATAGTCAGGAAGGGGCGGGTGACGGCGCGGACGTTAGCTGCCCACGGAGACACCTTCTCAGTCATGTCGGCAGCAGATGCGGACTGTGAGGCCGCAAATGCGTTCCAAGCAGCTAGGGCCTCAGCGGAAGCAGCCTGCTTATCAAGCATATCTAGGGCGAACTTGTTATCCTGCCGCTTTTCCCAGATGCGGATAACGCTCGTCGCCACCGAGCCAAAGAGACCAAACAGACCTCCCGTTCCGGCGTTGAAGAGGAGTTCGGTGATTACGCTCATGTTAAGTAACGTAATTTACTTGGGCCACACCACGCCAACGGCTACCGCTATCGTCCGTGATGAACACAAAGACGTGGGTCTTACCTGTGCTAAGAGTTGGTGCCGTATCGTTGGGCCATTTAACGGCAGCAGGCCAGCTAATCGTGCCAGACGTATTCTCGATTTCCACAATCATGCCATACGCGCCGCTGGGTACGTTGCTGAACGTAAAGGTGGAGTTGCCGCTAATCGTCTTCGTGAAGTAGTTGCCCTGCGAGCAATCAATATCTAGCAGGGTGATGGCCGTAACCGACCCCTTGTACTGCCCAGTCACTTCAAGACTCGTAAACTTGCCGGAATTGGCCGTAGAAGAGCCAATAGGCAGGGGGCTGGAAAACACTTGAGCCGCCGTAGTCTTGCGCAGGGCCGTATCGGCTGAGCTATGGACTAGGATGGTGTCGGCAGAGGCGAGGACGGTCTTGGCCGTCTGGTCCGTAATGGCTCCCGGCAAAAGCACCGCATCATCAACGTGGTTGTTGAGATTGGTCGAAGTAACTAGGTTCGACGGCGAAGTCGTACCATAGGTGGTGCCTTTTTGAATTTGAGCCATGACTTAGTATATCAAGGCTTTGCGGGCCAAATCACCGAATGTGGGAATCCAGATTGTGTGGGAATGTCGCGGAGAGCCTGACGGTAGGCCGTCCATTGGATCTTGGCGGCGTTGTCCAACGGCGTGTCGTTAAGCTGGGTCCAATCACACTCAGTCAGCTTGGCGTTGCGCTCAGAGCGGACTTGCTTAGCCTTCTGGCTATCAATTTCGGCCTGCTCTTCAGGGGTGTACGAACGCCAAATCTTAGTCTCTACCACCTCACTAGGAAGAATGGCAAATACAGAGCCAACAAACTTCTCCTGAACATCACCTTCCACAAGGCGTACAGGAAGCCAGCCAAGCTCTCGAAGCCCATCATTGTCCATCTGGTCAAGGCCAGAAATATTACGCCACGACTTAGGAAGTGCGCGGGGGCCATCGGCAATGACGTTGTTCTCAACGAGACAGTAGTTCATGGGAATAGTCTAGGCTCTTAATTTCTTCAAAAGGGTGGGTCCAGTCGCCATACTTCTGTTGGCGAAACAACCGCATAGAGTTGTAATAGGGCGTCTTGTTGCCGGGTTCGGCATACAGATAATACCCCATAATTGGAATGACAACCCAAGTGGGGATGCCCATTGCTGCGGATAGGTGGCTTACGGACGTACAGCTACTGATTACAAGGTCGCAGGAGCTAACTGCCTTATGGGTATCATGCCAAGTTTGCAGGGGTACGTCTTCCACCCAGTTTGGCTTGAACTCTAGATCGGCATCTCGCTGGAGGGAGATGAACTCTACGTTGTCCCGTTTAACGGCATCAAAGAACAACTGGGCCGGAAATAGCTTATGGTGCTGGGCCTCAAATGTCTTGTTGCCCGACCAACGAAGCCCTACCCGTAGCTTCTTATTGGGAACAGTAAAGTCGGTGTGGATGTATGCGTCTCCTTGGATGGACCTACGGTTTAGCCCGAGGTACATAGGGCTAGACATTCCAGACATCCAATAGTCGTGGAATACCCCATATTCCGCGCCATGCTGCACTACAGCATCAGCCAGTTCCGTAGAGGCGATAAATGGCACTAGTTCACCAGAGCAGCTAACAATAGGACTGTAACCGTTTGACCGCAGATTCCGTGTATAGCGCAGCTGGTGAAGCTGGTCTCCAAGTCCGCCTTCCAACTGAAGAAGGATGGTGTGGCCGCTGCTAGCATTCCACTCAGGCTGCGGACTATTCGGTTGGCTATTGCCAAATACACCTACCTTGCGTCCACGATGAAGGAGTTTGTAGCCTTCCTCAATGTTGCTATCACGCAGTTCATACCAGCCACGGTTGTAGGCTGCGCGATGGTCGTTGGGACGTTCCACCTTTAGCTTCTCGGCAATGCGCTTGCCTTCCTCAAAGTTGCCCATTGTAGAGGCCGCAAGCTGTAGATCGAGATCGTCTATAGAAACAATAGTGCGCGGCTTTGGGATCCAAAACTCAGGCTGGCAAAATTGCCCGTAGTGGTAGCCAAGAACATCCTTGGCCGACTCATTGTGCTGCCGAGCCAGTTTGGGCTTAATGTCGTGTAGGCCAGCTACGCCATGAATTCCCTCGTCGTCCTCCTTGACGGTAGAGCCGTCAATGCGCTCTAGATCGTACTCAAACGGATCAAGACCGAGGAAGTCATGGATGCGTTTGAGCTGAGTTCGCGGATCGGAAAGAAGGTCTTCGTATTCTACAAAAAGGAAACACTCTGGATCAGCCTGATAACCAGCCTGCAATACTTGGTATGACGACTTGAGGTGTGCAGTTAGTCCCGACTTTTGAATAAACTCATCTAGATCCGTTGGCTTGGCTACACGGACAAACGAAGCCATGCAGTCTGGAACACTACGAACTGTGGCAATGATGCGCGGCTTATGACCCAATACTTGAGCCATTGAAGACACAACTACTGGAAGTGGCCAATTACGCGCTTTGTCGATGACAATGGGCTTAGGCGTAATCTCGTCATAGTAGCCATGAATTAGACCGCGCATGGCGTTTGCCAGCTTCTTACGATCTAAATCGTTTTTTTCTAGCAGAGGTTCACGATGCCAAGTTGTTGCTAATGCATCAAGCGCAGCACCAAGACCAGAGGTTGTTGAAACGTGTGTCTGCGGATTCTGGTTTAGAATTGCCGCAAGCACCGTTGATCCAGAGCGCGGAAGGCCAGACAAGAAGTGTAACTTCTTGGACAAGTTATTATTCACTTGGCCTTTGTAACAGTCTCTACCGTAAGGTAAAGACTTTTATCTTACTCACTAATTGCAGAACTTGCACTATTGCAAGTTCCGATAGTCATCCAATTTGAAAGGGAACCAATTTGAACCGGAGATGAATATGTAGTCGAATTTCCAGTTCCAAGTTTTCCATTAGCGTTACTTCCCCATGCCCAAATTGTCTTGTCAGTTTTTAATGCAATTGTGTGAGTTGAAGTCGGAGAAACAACTGACCAATTAGTTAATGCACCAATTTGAACTGGGGAAGATTTAGCTATAAGCGTTCCGTCACCAAGTTGACCAGTATTATTTAAGCCCCAACCCCAAAGCGTTCCATCTGTTTTAATTGCAAAACAAGTTCTGTATGTAATAAAAACATTACTCCAAGTCGTAAGTGCTCCAACTTGGGTTGGCGAACTTCTATAGGTCAAATTATTAGTACCCAACTGTCCATTAAAATTAGCTCCCCAAGTCCATAGTTTACCATCGGATGTAATTCCAGCACAGCACTGATTTCCTGCAGCTATTTTAGACCAAGTTGTTAAAGCACCAACTTGAACAGGAGAAGAAACCTCCGTTCCACTTCCAGATGTTCCCCTACCAAGTTGTCCATTGTAGTTATAACCCCAAGTCCACAGAGTTCCATCAGTTTTAATTGCTGCCGCATGATAATCACCAGAAGCAACTTGAGACCAGTTGCTTAGTGCGCCTATTTGAACTGGAGAAGAGTAGTCAGTAGTATTATTAAGTCCTAATTGGCCTAAGTGATTTCTGCCCCAAGACCAAATAGTATTATTTGTTTTTATTGCTGTTGCAAAAAGTCTACCATTGAATATTTTTGCCCAATTCGTCAAAGAACCAATTTGCACTGGAGAGGAATAGCTAGTTGTGTTACCTAGTCCAAGTACTCCAAAAGATCCATCTCCCCAGCCCCAAAGAGTTCCATCTGTTTTGATTGCATGAAAACGATTTCTGAGTGCTGATCCATTAACAATACTCCAATCGTTAAGTGTGCCAACTTGTTTTGGCGATGAATAGCTAAGTGTATTACCTTGAGCAAGTGCTCCATTTGCACCGCCGCCCCAAGTATATAGTTTATTATCAGGACCGCCAGCTCCGGCTGCACCCATCGCAAGTTTGATGACGTTCGGATCCATAATTAGTTAACGTAGTCTACTAGGGAAGCACCGCGCCAGCGCGTGCCACCATCGTCAGTTACAAAGATAAAGATATGAGTTTTGCCCGTGGTTAGGGTTGGAGCTGTGTCCTTGGGCCACTTCACAGCGGCGGGCCAAGTGATAGCACCAGAAGTATGCGTCACTTCAAGTGCAAAAGCAAATGAACGACTAGACGGAGGATTGCTAAAGGTGAACGTCGAATTAGCCGCAATGGTTTTGGTGAAGTAGTTGGCCGTCGAGCAGTCGATGTCCAACGCGCCTACTGCCGTGATGTTGGAAGCATAGTTGCCATTAAGGTCTAGGCGGGCAAGAGGGGTTCCCTCGTTAATGCCAATGCGATCAACCGAGGCATCTGAGAAGAACAGGTTGGCCGCCGTGTCACCCTCGATGCGGAAGTCCTTATCGGCACCCGCGTCATTAAAAGTAAACGTGCCGCCATCAAAGCCTACGTTGCCAGAGGCATCCAGCGTCGTGAACTTACCAGAGGCAGCAGAAGCTCCACCAATAGTTGCGCCATCAATCGTGCCGCCATTAATGTCTGCCGTGTCCGCTACCAACGAGTCGATGTTTGCCGTGCCATCAATAAAAAGATCGCGCCATTCATGACCAACGCGGCCAAGGTCGTAAGTGTTATCGGTTGAAGGCGTAAACTCCGAAGCAACCCGTCCAACAAAATCCACCGTATCGGTGTTGCTAGTGCCAAAAGTAGAGTTGTCGTTTACCTGCAAAGAGGTAGTCGTAAGCAAGTCGGCATCGCTAATTGTAACGCCAGAGTTTTGGACTAGCTTGCCTGTCGCAAGGTCAAAACGAACAACTGCATTGTCTGTTGACGATGCCGGGCCAACAACATCTCCACCAAGAGACGGCGCAGAGTTGGTTACCGTAAAGTTTGGGTAGGTTCCGCTAACGGTAATTCCGGTGCCGGATGTCAAAACAACCGTCTGATCTGGCGAGGAATTGGTGATAGTGAAGTTGGGGTACGTCCCTGACGTAGAAATACCCGTTCCAGCCGTAAGCACCACCGTTTGGTCTGGAGCCGTGTTGGTTACGGTAATGCTGCCCGTGGAAGTAATTGGCCCACCAGACACGCTAATGCCCGTACCAGCAGTAAGATCTACACTAGTTACCGTGCCAGAACCGTTGGCCGTCCATTCAACATCCGTTGCCCCAGAGTTAAGGCTAAGCACCTTATTTGCATTACCCGTATAAGAGGGCAGCAAATTAACTCGCGCATCGGCGGCAGTAGTAGCTCCGGTGCCACCTTGATTGATGGCTACGGTGCCACTAATTGCCGTAGACACCGGAGTGTCTAGCAACAGCGTCTTAAAGATGTCCATTATTAGAGGTAGTTGAGTTCCTGCGCCTCAATTACAGCATCAGTAGAGGCTTCGCGGATTGCGCGGGCTTTAAGGGCCATAGTGCGCGTCCAGTAGGCCGAGCTATTGGCTGGCATACGGAAGCCCTTGGTGGCCGTAGGATCGGTGGTTCCGTCGAAGGTAACACGAATATCCGCTCCCGTCACCTGTACCAGAAGATGTTCCGTATCGGTGGCTAGCGTCCAATCAAGGAAAGCTACAGCCGATGAGCTAACCGTGCGCTGCTTGTGCGTCGTGCCATTCTGCGGAATAGCCTGCGACGGGGTATTGACGATGCGTGCGTTAGGCATGGCTTAGACGGAGAAGGGGGTTGCGTGTACAGCGGCATCACTTCCGCCAGCGCGGATGAATTTAGCCAGTCGCGCCGTTTCCTTGTTCCAAAGGAAAGGCTGCACACCAGCCTTGAACAGATGGCCGTTCGTGGACGACGGGTTGCTGCCGTCAAACGTCACCATCACGTCGTTCGTCTGCACATCGACCAAAATGTACTTGGTCTTGGAAGAGGTCCAATTTGCATCAAGCGAAACAACGCTGGAGCTAACCGTCAGACGCTGATCGGCTTCGCCAGTCGGCTGTGGGTAGAGATTGACTACGAGTGAGTTATTCATGTTTAGCGGAACTGGCGTGAGGTGTAGGTAGAGATGCGGCGGAACAGGTTGTTCATATTACGCTGCTGACTGGCCTTAGTAAGTTCGGTATCGAGGTACATCTGCGCAACAGCCTCTTCAGCCATTGCCTTGTCCACTTGACCGTCCATACGAAGGAAATCTGCATAGGTGGCGTGCCCGACGTAATAAAACCACTCTTGAGGAATGGTAGCAGATGCCGTCGTATAAGGACCATCCCAAATAGCTTTATAAGTAACAAAAAAGCCATCAAGCTCAGGATAGTTGCCAACGATGTTAGCTCCGTTGCTATCAACAAAGAAGTCGTATTCCCAGCCGCCAACACCCTGCACGGGGTTGCGGTCATGCAGGCGCATAAAGATTTCTACGTCAGGCATCGTAACGGGGGTAAGTAGTCCCGTGCCTGTGTAGGTTTCGGTGCCTGTACCAGAGGCCAGTTCGTAGGTTACGGTCTGCCCATCAACAGAAGTGATTGAGTATGTGCCGTTTGGATTAGTGCTACCACTTAGCCCAGACACTGTGACATTTTGTCCCACTACAACATCGAAGTCCACACCGCCCGTAACGAAGGTAACGGTGGTCCCGCTGCGCGTAGCAGAAGAAGCCATGCGGGTGCCGTTAGCAGAATCGTAGCTGTACGGCACAATGCCATTAGGGGCAGGGCGAGCATCCAACCGCATATAGCGCGGCCAGACATCGCAAGAGTCATAGGCTTGCCGCAGCCGCCTGTTGGCCATCGCCAGAATCTTCGTGGATTCCGTGGGCGCAAATTCATCGACGCCCGCAAGGGACTCGATAAGGTCGAACAGGTCGGTGTAGGTGCGGTTGGTCATTACGCTTTATTGGGCGAAAGCTCTGGCATCTTCTTGTTGAAATAGGACATGAACTCGCGGCTATGCACCGTCTCATGGCCGTACTTCTTCACCAGCCGAAAGTACTCGCGGGCAGGCATAACGCCCACACACTTACCCAAACCGGGAATGGCCTTGTGGCCCTTCATTAGAGAAGCCTGCGCCTTAGCTACATTAACACGCTCCGCCTCCGTAGCCTTCTCAAAATCTAGGCTGCGGATGATTTCTTTACGAAGCTCGTTATCGATTTCTTCCCGTGTAATTTCGGGTGAAGCTACTTTGATATGCATAAAAAAGCCACCCCCAGTTAAGAGGGTGGCTTATTCTAACACAAGAAGTCTTTACGAGGTGGGGACTTCCATCTGACGCCAAGCCAGCACCCAGCTACCAGCCGTGAGGCTAGACACCGTGCCGTTAAGCTCAACGATCAGATCCACAGCCGACGCCGTGTTGTTGGCGTAGCCGTTCACGACATTGGAGGTCGTGTGCGTACCCGAGTCGGTGCCAACGAAGGCATCGCCCGTGTTCCAAATAACCTTCGTCAGAGCGTCAACGTCGCCGTTGTCGATGAACTCATCCGGATCAGCCGCCGTCACACCAAAGTCAATGGTAAGGTCGGACGCACCAGCCGGATCAACCACCTGATAAAGGACGGCAGTATCAATGATACCACCAGCCCCGAGCTTACCAGCCTTGAACTGGTTCGCCGCACCAATGGTGCTAAGGAACCCCGTGCGCTGGAGATCGACGTAATCAAACGCAACCTTGTGCGTGAAGCCCGCCGCTGCTTCGTTAATCGTAAGTTTAGCCATGTGAGTAGACTCCTAGTTAGTGTTTAGCTGAGCGTGGTGATCTTACCATGCGCACCCGGATGCTTAACCAACAGGGTGAGGGCGCAATCAACATAACCGCGCTCGCCACCGCCGAGATTCGGCAGGCGGGTCGATCCGAGCGGAATAAGCTCCGCAACACCGTAGAACTCCGGATTCACGAGGTAACCCGTGTCCTTGTTCGTGGTGTCCGGCGCGCAGTCCGGGTTCATGTTAACGATGGACACGATGCCATGGTCGGACTCATAGAGTTCAACCGACAGCTTGATCGTGGCCTCGCCACCCTCGTAAGCCACACGGCGAACCGAGTAGTCCGAGCCACCCGAGGTACGGGCGAAGTCGCTGATGACGCGGCGGAGGGCCGTGTCAGCAACCAGCGTCAGACCATTCGACGTACCCGTAACGCGGTAGATCGAGGTGATGAGGTTATTGAACACCGTCTCGTTGAACGTGCTGGAGGCATGGATGGAGCCAGCCGGGGTGCGGTAGGCAGCGGGAACATCCGCCGGACCAGCCGAGTCAATCCAGTCGCCGAGGCCGCGCAGGCCGTAGGGCGTGCCAGCACCATCTTCAACCGTGCGGTCGTTGTTGGAGCACAGGGTCGCTTCGATGTCGCGCTTGATCTCGCGGACAGCCTTGGCCTCCGCCTGAGCGATCTTGGCCGGACCAACGCTATCAACAGCGTTCTGGAGGTC